CAAAGAGAGCGCGAGAGCCTGCCCTCGAATTGAAGCCTTGTGAGTTAGGGTCCTGTCGATAAAGCCGATTCTGTAAGCGACTGTGTCTAGTGTAAAGTTATCGCGCTCACCGCTCATTAACTCAGCTACAGTATCACTTAGACAGTCGCGGAAAACTCTGTTCACGTCGTCTCGGATCTCATCCTCCATATTTCTTGCAATAGACTCCAGACTGTCTAGGATCGCTGTTGTTACAGTGATCCCGGCTAGATTAGAAAGTACTGCTCTCCGAACCTTATCTTGGAGGAATTCTCTGATCTGAGTCTCAGTCGCCATAAAGACCTGTCTAATGTACCCAATATTTAATTGGGTGCGCGACATATCTCTTACGTCCATCCTTAGGCTATTGAATAGATCTTGAGCCCTTGAGTCTTTCTGAACAGAGCTTTTCTTCTTTGTTGGGCCTGAATTCTTCTTGTGCTGGTTAGACGGTTGCTGCTTACTCTTGGCCAAAGCCAAAGCCCCTTCTTGCTCTTTGTCAGCTTCAGGCATTGAGACTGTCTCAAGGAATAGGTCGGCTTCTTCCTCTTCAGTTAAGGCCTCCCAACCGGACATGTTGCGAGCGTGGGTCCGGGTGATCATGTTCCCATTGTAAAGAAGCATATAATGGTTCTGCATCTTGATTTGCATTTCAAGATCGATTTCAGCAAACTGCAGTCGAACGATATTATCTGCAGAGAGGACATCACCACCAAAAGTACTTTCTAATAAAAGCTCCCGAATGATATGGAAGTTAATCTCATCAGCTAAGACTTTCTGGTAAAACTTTACGTTATTAACCGCAAGCTTTGACATCGAATCAGCAGTGCTTCGGTTCGCTGTATTGCCGTCGCCAAAGTCGATCTGTGACATTCCTGAACCTGCGATTACGCGATTCTTGAAATGTTCCATGTAAGCTTCAGCTCTAAGAACTCTGCCGTCTGAAATCAATTCGATTTCATGACGATCTGGAGTGACGACCATGCCATCACTTGGCATGTACTTCAGCTTGACCTTTACTTCATCGATTTCAGTATAACCGTTCTCGTACCGCTTGGTAGGAGCATCTTTAGTCCCAACTTTATACTGATACAGGGGGTAAAGGTGCTGATATACAAGGTTCTCGATATTCTCTTCAATGCGACGAAGGGCTGCTACGTCAGCAAGAACTGGCTGCCAAGAAGGTGCCGCCGAGATGAAGTGGGGCTTTTTATTGATGTGGATATGAACAACATCTCTTGCTGAATAGATCTTATAACGACCATCAGGCATAACTTGCTTGTAGCCTACAGGTCGGTTGTTCTTTCCAATCTTAATCTCCATCACTTCTGGAGAGACTACACACAGCTCAGAAATTGGTTCAATCTTTTGCTCTTCGACTGTGCGAGTTCTTCCTCCTGAGTTATCTGCGTCTCGAGACTTAATGATGAAGCAGTTGTGATAGCGGAATAAGCACCCAAGCGCCTCAGTCACAAGAGACCACAGCGTCTGGCCCTGAACGACTTCTAGTTGAGTAACTCGTTCCTGGATGTAATTCAGCGCGTCCCTATTCCTTGAGACAAAGCTAAATCCTTGCCCCATAGCCAGAGATAGTCGCTTGAAAATGCTCTGGTATACAAAAGAGTCGGTATCCTCAGCCTTGCCAATCTCAATAAAGTCATATTCTTGCTTAACGAATCCGTTGTTCGCCTTTCCGTTGTTATTTTGGGCGGGCTGGATGTAGGTAAGCGACTCCCTTCGAGATTTTCCTTGAGGCCTATTTATTAGATCAATATGAGGTACCATATCGATAACTTTTGGGACGACGGTAAAGTTGCCCTTAATCTCTATTTCTGGAACCTGAAATGGATCAGCCATGTTTACCCCAAACTCATTATATAACGTAGTAGTTGGTCGCCTTCGTCAACAGAGTCCCATTTCAGGCACTTCTTGATTGAGAAAGGAACTCCCTGTTGTGGAGCGAGCGTTCTAGCTAGAGAGTCTTGTCCTTGAGGACTTGGAGTGTTCAAGCTTACTGGTTGCGGAGTGGACCCAGTGGGAAGTAGAGGATTGACTCCAGTTCCTTCTTGGTCTTCAATGATGACAACGGCTCCAGGAGAGTCTCTGTTGATAATATCAATCACACTCCTGATGTCACCTTCAGTGCATAAGTCTCCTTTAAGTCCACCAATCGCTAAGATTGCATTAAGGATCTGAACGATTGTAGCTACAGCCTTTAAGTCTTGAGCAAATGACATGTTCTGCTTTGTTATTAGCCATTCACCTCCAAGAAGGTCTATCATTGCGTCTTGGACCTTTGCGGCTTGCTCTTGGACCCAGTCAATTCCTGATCGAACCTTTGATATCAGGAAGAGAAGGAAACTCTGGGCTTGACTTACGACCGGGATACCCTCTGTCCTACCACTTTCTTTAAGAAACTCTAAGTTAGCTAAGTTACTAACTAACTTACGCCTATCTTCATTGACAACCTCATCAATCTTCCTTCCAGTCTTAGCCGTGGCATCGAAGGCTTTTCTTACTGGGCTGTCAGGATCAAATCTCCAGGGCTCTTCGTTAGATGGAGCGACCCTTAACCCGATTGCAGCTGCAGCCTCTTCCTTAAAGGTTCGAATCTCTAAGTCCCTTAATTCCTCACCAGTGACGATAAGTAAGTTTAGAATACATTGAATTTGGTCAACGTAGAACTGGATGAACATATTTAAGAAGTCTTCAAGACCTGCAATATACGGCCGAAGAATCATTCCTAAGATATCTTTTAGTGCCCCAGTTAAATTTAGCTTAATCGCATCAAGCGTTCTCATTAAGAAGGCAGTGAGCATTGCAATCAAAGGAAGGATGTCCTTGGGGCAGAGGTTTTTGAATAACCCTAAAATGTGACAAAGCTGGTTGATCCAAGACCTATCATCAAGGAACCCCTCTAAGTCCAAAAGCCAAGCGAATCTAGACTTTAGATCTAACTTTAAGAGTTCCTTCAGTTTGCTCCAATCAAAGTCCTTCCAGTCCCAATCAAGTTGACAAGGAATACAATCCTTCAGGCTTCTAAATAAGGCGTCAGAGTTCCGTCGGTCATTTCCAGCATTAGGAAAGTCTCCTGTAGAAACAATACGTTGAGCCTCTGGGACAAGAGCCTGAGTACTCACTCCAATACCTGGATTACTCTCTCTTGGCTTGATGACTCTCTCAAGCCTAGTCCTAGAGACTTGGGCCATCCCTATATTCCGGACAACATCTCTAGCAGAAAGGGCTTCAGATGCAGCAATCGCCCTGTCTCCAGAGATCACCCTGTCAGCGAGGTGTGCTTCATAAGCAGATATGATTATCTGCAAGTTAGCTCTGGTATTATTTAATGCGACTTTATTCATACTAAGATCGATGGGTCAAGCGGCGGGATGGCAATGGGGTCTGGGTCGATCCGACTTGGCTGGATTGAGATAGAATTTCCGATCGGCTGAGGAACTCCTCCAGGGACAATAAGGGCGAGACCTAGTTCGTCTGTGAACTGTACAGCTGGATTAACCGGAGGAACAACTCCAGCCATGACGCTTGTAGGGCCGCCAGTAGGTGAGCTACCATGAACATGTGTGGCTAGGATTGTCTTAACCTGAGCAAGTTCGGCTTGAACTGTGGCAAGTGCCACTCTTAAATCGTTTCTATGGACGAAATCCACAAGTGCATAAGGATAAAGTCGAAGCCATAACTTCCGAAACTGCTCAACGGCAATTTCACCAGGAGATCTCGTTAATAGGGCTGTAATACCATCAGGTAAGGCCATGTTCGGCTTCTCCTAGTAAAATCGCAAGCTCTCTATCAAGCTCAAGGGCTTGTCTGTACATGTCAAACGAGATAAACCCAGAAACCCCCTTAAAGATACTTGAGATAGCGTCGGTTAACTCAGATAGATTAAATGGGTTAAAATTGTAAACAAGCCCCTGCGATCGACTTGCTATTGTATCTAAATTCTTCTCTAAACGCTCTTCAAGCTCGGTATATCCTAAAGCTAAGTCTTCTAAAGTAAAGTCTTCAACTAGAACTGGCTCATCTACAGCTCTTAAGACTGATCCTGAATTTTTAGGCTTCTTGTCTTGAACTGAAGGTTTTCGATAGAGGGTATCTTGCTCATCTCTGTCAAACGACTTGATATTCTGATTAGTAACAGGGCGAAAGATAACGTCAAAAGAGGTACTTGGCATTAGACCACATTCTCCGTATAAGAAGCGAATAGGACAAACATCGCATCATCGTCGTTAGGGAGAGATGGGGACGCTTGGATCCAGATCCAGAAGGGGTAATACCTCTGGTCAGCAACACCCGCTGCACCTAATTCAGGAACTCTTGTATTCCTAGGCCCTCCTGCTAACGGTGAGACAAGTGAGGCGTCACTATTAACCTCGGCTGCAGCCCAATCTGCCTCAGTTGGCTTAGAGTCACCTGAGAGCAACTTAATTCGAAGATTCGTCCCCGTAATTTCGCCACCGATCGTCGTTCTTGGAGAGATTACAATATTGTTGTACCACTTTGTAGCATCATCATTACGCAAGAATAGCTTCTTTACAACAGCAGAGCCACCCGGAAGCCCTGAAAGTATGACTGCACTCTCAAACGTTCCGACAGACAGCTCTGTGAATACATAATCTTGTTCGTCAATTTGGTATACCTTTAGCGCCATGACCTCTCCTTACTTGAATTAATATTGGGACGCTCAATAAATCCGCCCCGACTGTCTAATTTGCTCTTTCCGACAGCAATACCTTTTTGATGATTGAACCTTGACTCAGGAACCCAAGTTCCATTTCCTACTTCTGAAATAGCAACCAATCCTAAATCGTCAATCTCCCTGTCCCTTTTTGTCGTCTGTTTTATGACAGCAACCGCATTTCTACGAGCTTCATCAACCTTGTCCATGTAGAAACCAGCAAAGCCCACATCTTGAGTTGTAGTTGGTTGACCAAACTTTGAAAATTTCATCATAAAGGCAAAAAGGGCTAACATGAAGGCATCAAGGCGATGATCTGTTATGTCTTCAGAGATCATACTATACACAGGACGGTTATGTCCAATCTTTGCGACTTGATAACCCTTTAATTGTCTTTCCAAGTCCTTATCTTTCTGTGAAAGCTGGACTGCGTTGGCTTCAAACATTCTGACAGCGTTTTCGACAACAGCTGGCTTAGCGTAGACCTTCTCAACCTGTTGAGTTGCGGGGTTACGAATCTCGACCTTAGAACCGAAGTCAATAGCCTCAACAATTGTCTCAAGTCTCTTATCTGGAGTACTAGGAGGAGCCTTCATTCCTGCTTCATTTAAGATCTCAATCTGAGCTGAGCCTGCCCCTCGATCAACAAAGATGGCAAATGGGTTCCACTTTCTATTCAGTCGGATAATCTCATTGCAAGCTTGAATCTGGGTGTTACCCTCTCGGAAGACTTGTCCATGATCAACAACTCGGTAGATCTTTTCTCCATCTCCGGATTGTGTGTCCGCCCCAACTACATAAATCTCAGTACCATTTACAGGATTCCAGTCAACCCCGATAGCATATAAGAAATCTGGGTGAGGCTGCTCATAAGCGTAATCGTAATTTCCATCAACCAAAGCTTCAGAGACATGTGTATGCTGGAATACACCAGCATCAAGCTCTCCATAGTCTGCCAGGATCTCGTGAATATATTTGTTACCAGGGTTCTCTCGTTTCTGCTCAATCTCCATTGCTCTCGTCCAGTTAGGACGACACATTGACGGAAAGTGAAAGGAGCGGAATTCTGGGTTCTGGTCCCACTCAAAGAATTTTTCACGAGCACCACTTGGAGTTGACGAAACGACGAACCTTGTCTGTGAGTGGTCTGAAAGAATTGCGATAATAGAAGAAAAGTCATCAGTGGTGAGGTAGTCGGCCTCATCGATAATGATCTCGTCACCCTTCTGCCCACGAATAGACTCAGATCCAGATACGAACCCACGCATGATGGACCCGTTAGGAAGCTCAATTGTTCGGTTAGGAGCTTTCACCGAACGAATCTTGTCGCTATTTAAAGTAGGAGAGCTATAGATAAAGTCAGTCAGGGTATCAAAGATGATGTCGAGCTGAGGGAGAGCTGGTGCGATGACGAGGATAGTATACTTCTTCCTGGTATAAAGACGGTGCAACGCCCGGATTACGAGCCCCCAAGTCTTCCCAGAACGCCGACCAATTCTATAGAG